TCATAAAGCCTTGTTCGGTAGTTCCTTCGCGTTGCGCTTTAATTGCTTGGTTTTGTGCGCGTAAATAGCGTTCGGTCGCATTGGCTAATGCGTTTTCTTGTGCAACCAAATATTCTTTTGCTTCAATAGATAAAAGATTGTTGCGTTCAATTTCCCTAATATTTTCTAATCTTTTTTGTTCTTCAAGATACAAATCTTTTGTTAACTGTATATCTTCAGAACGCAAATTACGCGTTGTATTTTCTATGTCTAGCAATGCGTTCTTTATTTTTAAACCTTGTTCATCATTTTCAATTCGTTTTAATGAATCTGTAAACGCGTTATTTTCTTTGCCCGCAACATCTAATAAAATTTTATCTAGGCGTTGTAGTTCATTAAAGTATTTTTCTAACGCCCGCAATCTTGCTTTTTCTGCGGCATCAGCATCTTTATCACGCGCCGCGGTTACGGGGCGACCACCGCCACTACTACTAGATTTTGATTTTAAATTATCTGTACGGCGTTCATCGACACCACTACGCCCGTAACTTGTACCCATTATTTGGGATTCAAAAAAATCTAAGTTTTGGCGTTGTGATGCGCGGTAGGCATCGTATTTTTTATTCCCTGCTATTGCCGCATCAACGCCTTTGGTAACTAAAGTTACGGCGTTTTCGTAGGTATGTTGAATTTCATCAGCAATACCTTTAAAGACAAATGCAACATTAGCACCAAGAACGGAAACCGTTTGAAATACAACTTTAAAAATTCCACTAAGTGACACGCCGTAGTCACTCATTGTTTTCATGTAATCAATAGTTGATTTCAGGATTGGCCCAAGTTCTGTAGCCAAAATTAACATTACATCGCGTGATGTTTGCGCCAACAAATCGTAAGTATCTGCGGCGGCTTTAATTGCTTTTTCTTGTTCTGCAATCAGCGGGTTTGCTTGTGCCATCTTTTCAGCAAAGCCAACCATGTCAACGCCCTTGGCGGCTTTGGAAAAAATTTCCATTGCTTGAGCATTACGGGTAATTGGATCTTCAACTTTTGCTAAGTTGGTAGCCAGTTTATTTAGCAATTCTTCTTGGGAAAGTTTGCCCAAGTCTTGCAAAGTAACGCCCAACGCTTTGGCGGTTTTTTGCGCCTTTTCTGAACCGCCCGCGGCTTCGTCAATAAACTTTGCAAACGCCGATAGCATCTTGCCCGCGTTGTCGGCTTTGCCCCCTGAATTGGCAAGGGCGTTAGATAACTGTAGAACCGTGCCTATGGCTACTTCGTTGGCTTCGGCTACATCGGCTAGTTCATCGGCATATTTAAGTGCGGCGGTACTAGCGGCAACTAAGGCAACCGCGCCAATCTTTCCAAACTTTTCAGCGGTTTGGCTAAATTGTTCTAACTTTTTACCTACGGCATCAATACCTCTATTAAATTCCGCGGTATCTAAACCTAGCACTACGCCAAGGCGGGCAATATTATTAGCCATCTTTTACCCCAAACAATGTTTTATCAAATCCTTGCGCCTGTTGCATAAATGCTAAAAGGCTATCATTTACTGCCGCCTTTTTACTATCAGCAGATAAAGGCGGGTAGATGTAATCATACGCACTACCCAAAATGTTGGCTAGTTTATATGTAGGTGAATTTGCGGGTCGCATATAGTTAAATACCCCGTTTGTCAGGGTAGCCAATTGCGTAAGAATCCCATAATTTCCAACCATTCCATCGGCATACATTGTTTGAATGTTTGCCAAGGTTACATCGTCTAATTCTTCAATTGTTTCTAGGGTATGCCCGTTGAAAATCATTGCTGCTAGGCATTGGCTTTTCAACGAGCCTATTAGTTTCCCCGCGCTTCCCTATAGGTTGGGCTAATCACTTCGCCAATCTTTTCCACAATCATCATTTGTACGGAAATTGGGAATTCTTCTTCAATGTCGGCATAAGTCAAATCTTCTAAACTTACGCCTTCCATTTCAGGAATTAGCAGTTTAAAAAATTCGGTAATACGCGCTTCGGTGATGGCTTTGTTCTTGGCGGCTTCACGCATAGAACGCCCTTCAACCAAAATATCATCATCCGTGAATTGGAAATCTTCAGTTTGATTATTCTCAAACTGTCGCAATGGTGCGGTAATTTCTTGGTAAACCTTTTCTACAGTTTGTTCATCAGGGTCTGAAACCTTTTTGTAGATAGCATCAGATTCGGCAACCAAAGGGATGCGAACTTTAAAGGTATGCCCATTCAACACGAACGAACGCGTTAAAAGGTCTTTTCTTTTTGCTTGGTACTTTTCACCAAATGCAGAACCTAATTTTGTCATTTATTTTTTATCCTATATTTACTTATACGCCTTGCCAAAATTTCCCCTAGCCGCTTGGCGGTTTGGTCGGCTTGGGATTCCAAAGCAGGGCGTAGAAACGGTTGCGCACCATTTCTAGCCGTGCCAAATTCTTGTGCAATTGCACGGGCATCCGATAGAACGCCCACTTGTCGTTTTGCTTCTTTTAGTTTGCGGTTGTAAGCGGCTTTATCGCTTTCATACAACGCTGCATTAGATTCGTAAAACTCTTTTTTAAGTTTCTTCTTAAATGCTTTTGTTGTTACCACCGCAATTACGGCATCGTTTTCGTTGATGTACTTAGAACGAATGTCTTTTTTTGTTGGTCGGCGGGCTTCTACTTGCATTGTTCTAGCCAAGTCGCCTGTATCTTTTGGCGCGTTCATTTGCGCCATCAACAACACGGGTTTCATTGCTTCCCGTGCGGCGGGTACAAGAATAGAACTTCGTGCTTTCTTGTCGCCAATCTCATCGGCTAGTTCCCCAAACGCGGCTAGAACATCTTTCAAGCCTTCGATTTTGTAGGTAACGCCCGACATGATTAACCCATTGGCTTAATAATCTTTTGGTACAACGCGTTATTCAGAGTATGAACATACTCTACGATTTCATCGGGTGTAAATTTATCTGCATGGTTTGCAGCAATTTCATGGGCCAATGTAATCGCGGTTAGTTTCTGCTGAGTAAACCCAAACCAATCCTTTCGGGTATCGGTTTGGGTTACTAGAAAACTCAATAAGTCGCTACTGTCTTTTATTGTTGTGTTTGTCATATTAAGTGTTGTTTGACCAACCGTATTGATTACCGCGGGGGTGAATTGTGAAGTTGCATTTTGCTTCGGCGCTTGGGCTTGCATCAATTGTGAATTGAGAAACGCGACCATTGAACGCATAGGCAACGGTGTTTGAACCCGCTGTAGCAGTCACTACAAAAGTGCGGTCAATAACACCTGATTCAGCATCGCCACGAATCAACAACAATGCTGCATCGCTAGGATTCCAAGCGGCAGTAATGCTAAGTGATGTAGGGGCAGATTGCGTTGGGATTTTGTCAGATTGACGCGAACCCGCAACGCTGAAGTTTGCAACCGCATCATCTTGACCAAATGCGGGTACGGCTTCAACGGGAACTAAGATACCGTCAGTACCAGTACCATTAGCGGCAGTACCTACAATGTCGCCAATGTCGCCTGTCCAAACATCCAAGTTTGCGGCTGCAATTGCAGTAGGCGTAGCGCCTGTTTGCATCCATAACGCGGCAGAAAATCCGGGCAATATTTTATTTGGGAGAGCCATTTTCGTATTCCTTTAAAAGAATGGTTAATCGAACTATCTTGTCAGGTTGGTATATCTAGTGTGCAATCAAGAAAAACCTGTGCTAGTTTTTCATCATTGTCGTAAGTGTTGTACAGCCAAAAAACATCGGCTTTAGACACTTGAAACCCATTAGTCGCACCGCCAAACAAACCACTATATCCGTGCAAGGATTGTAGTATCTGATTGGAAATAGTGAAACCATCTTCTATTTGTTGCGTAAAAATACTTATCTGAAATGTTGGGCGGTCAATACCTTTAACGGATTGAACTGGCCCTGTATAAACATCCTGATGCACATTTCGCAGCATCCAAACAATGAACTTAGGTTCTGTTGCAAAGTTACGGTTAAACGCGGCGTAAACGGGTACGGGCGTAACAATGCTTTGCAATTGGTATTGAATTGCTTTGCCATACTGAACGGGATTTTGTTGCGTTGCCATTTATACCGCCGTAACTGGGTCAGTTCTGTAAGCAATGATAACTACCATCATCCTATCGTCAGATTCGCGGATGTTGTCAATGCGCCAATCAAACCCGTTATAGGTGATTGAATATAAGTTTTGGTTACGCACCATTTCACGCGTGTTAGGCGTGTAGTTCAAAGTAAAGTTAACCACATCTTGATAAAGGCGGTACTTTTCAGAAATCTTTAAACTGTTTGCAACGGAATGAACACGCGC